GAGGTGGTATCTCTCCTCTGACATGAGTGAACAAGGGCTTACTCTTATCAAAATGATCTATAGCACCTTTTCTATGTAAGTCAGCGTAAGGTAATATGCCATAACCCAAATCTTGGTCAATATAAGATATATCTACTACATTTATCAGGGGGTTGATGTCCCGCGAGACTTGCTTTAGTTGGCTAAAGAAAGTCTTATTCTTTTTAGTAGCTTCGTGATTTCCATCATAGATAATTGTTGGAATCTTTACTCCACGAATAAACTTGAAGTAAAGCTCCAACTCTTCCATATTCGGGAGACGATCAAAGAGATCGCCCCCGATTATGTGCATATTACACTCATTCTCCAACTCATAGATCTGGTCAAAGAACATTTGATAACGGTTTGTAGCCCACTTTACTGGGACATTTTTCTGACCCAGTTTTATGTGCCAGTCTGCCGTAAAGAGAATCATCCTACATTAAACTCTGCGTCAAGAAGTTCATCATCAGCTTCGTTAGCTGCGCCACGTACTCGATCAAGAAGTTCTTTCTGTGCGTCAGGGGTAGGACGAGGCATTACATCGTCCATAGACTTAAGATCAGCAATAGCTGCTTTCTCTTCGTCTGTTAAAGCACGAGGCTTGCACTTCAGTGCTTGTAATTGATACTCAACATTATAAGGAAGTGGCCCAGTTTTTACTCTCTTGAAACAAATGTCCCAACCAGTATCGGGGTCAGTTGGATCACCTAAATCTTCAGCAGCAGTAATAATTTGCTCCCATAATTTTTTCTTTAGGTTTACAACTTTTACTTTATCTCCATCTAGGCACTGAGTTACATAACTCCATCCGCACTTTAGATCAGGATAGTACTCACGTACCCAGTCTTTCTCTACGTTGTTGAATCTTTCAGAGTTTCTATCGAAAGATAGGCACTCCATTGGAATGTTTTTATCATTTTCACCTTTAATCCAGTAAACATAGCGAGCAAGAATGTCGCCTACTAGACGCATTTTATTGTCGCCGTCTACATATTGAAAAGTGTCGATTGATGATTTTTGGGCTGCGCCCTTGTGTTGATTAAATGCAATAGCCATTAGTGTATAGTCTCCAAAGTGACTTCTTCATAGATAAATGTAATTGTTTCATCATCTACGATAAGTAGCCTGTTGTCGTTAATTTCATCTAAATCCACAGGACAATGTAGTGAATCTAGTGTAGTTTTTTTATATGCGCGATAATCCGCTAAACTTCTCAAAGAAGCCAGCGCATAATACATACATATTTCTTTTTGATCGTACTTATAAGAATTGTACAGAAGGAACTCTGGGTGTACCAGAAAAGAATTGCCGTGAAAGTTTTTCTGCGAAAATTTATAAATAGGGTCGTACTTGTTTTTAGGGACAGAACCCCTTATAAGCATTTCCATAATCATATTACAATTATAGATGCTACCAGCCGCCGTATCATAGACCTTCGTCCAATCAAATAAGAGCATATATTATACCGAAGTTTAAGTAAGTTGTCAAGAAATATTTTTTTACAGGTATTTCATGTTCCAGCCTTGTTTCATATAAAATCCGACCCTGTTGGAAGCCTGCTTGCGAGCAGTATTGCCTTTGAGGTGAATGTCAATGATGACTGGATCAATCTTACCTTCTTTTTTACGAATAACCCTGCCCACAAGCTGTGTTAGCAAAGGCTCGTTATTCACTGGCGTACCTAGAATCAGGCAACTAAGGTTATCTACTGATATACCTTCTGAGAAAATTGCTTGCGTTCCGTACAAAACCTGTGCATCCCCGTAGAGAATTTGGTCTACAAGTTTTTCTCTATCTTCGTGCTCTACTTCACCAGTTACACAAATTGCTTTGTCTCCGGTGAGTTCGGCACATCTTTTCAAAAAGCTAACACGATCACTTACTACTAGCACTTTATGCCCTCTTGCGGCGTAGGCCGCGGCAAGCATACTGATTGTATGTTGATATTCTTCATCGGTTGCTAGTTTTGTTACTCTGTTAGCCCAGGGTATTCTTGCCCCATCCATGAAACGAATCTCTGATGGAACAATATGTACTGTAGGGGTCATATAGTTTTCTTTGGGTGGCTTGAAGAGAGTATTACCAAAGTAATCTCTGAACACAACGTGCTTTCCATCCTTTCTTTCTATAGTTCCTGATAGACCTATCTTATATCTACAGTAATTTGTATCTAAAAGTTTACTAAAGGTAGGACTACTAACATGATGCATCTCATCAAGTATGATAGTGCCAAACTCTTTACGAATCTTCTCGATATTGCGGTATAAAGTCTGTGTATTCCCAATCACAATAGGAGTGTCAATTTCAAATCTCCCACTGCCTATGATGCCTGGTTCAAAACCATAGACTTTTTTTACTTCTTTTGCCCACTGATTACGCAGAGGGACAGTATGGGTAATAACAAGAGTTTTCTGACCTAACTTGCCTGCGATTGCAAGACCTGTAAAAGTCTTACCCCAGCTTACCCATGCGTTGATTATACTATTGTCTTTGATCTCATCATAAACTGCCTTTTGACTTTCTCGGAGTTCAAACTTAAACTCTGGAAATTCTACTGGCTTCTCAATACGCTTATCGACTATTTCGTAGTGATCTGGTATCAAATCCGTACGTCCGATAGGTAATGACACTAACCCACTACGAATGATACCCATATTTTTGATAACTTGGGGTGGATCATGTGGGTTGTGTGAAGGAATCGTATATGTAAGCTCTTTATCAATTTGCTCTTGCAATCGATCATCGCATTCCATGTAGATTCTGTGGCTTATGACTGCCTTCATAGTTCAAGTTCGTTCTTAGCAATAATATAAGTTTTGACAAACTCGGATCGCACAATGTCTTCGACCTCATACTCAATAAAATCGAAAAGACCCATACGCTTCAATACCTGAAAGAAATCTCGTATTCCGTTACCCTTCAAGTCTGCTTGTCGGAAGTCTCCACAGAAAATAACTCTAGTGTTCTCACCCATGCGAGTGATAATAGAGTCAAGCTCATGAAAAGACATATTCTGACACTCATCAATTAAGATTACAGCGTCTCGTAGAGTGATGCCTCGAATGAACGAAGTGGTCATAAACTCTACTAGATTTTTTTGTTTTAACACTTCATACGCATCGCCTCTGCCGAACAAGTCTATAGCAATATCCTTGTAAGGCTCTTCATAGACTGATGCCTTTTCTTTTTCTGTTCCTGGCAGAAATCCAATATCTCGCGTAGGAACCGCACTTCGTATAATTACTAGCTTTTGATACTCTCCTTTTGTCATATCATCATACGCTAGATATGAAGATATAAATGTCTTACCTGTCCCTGCAAGTCCATGCAGTACTAGATTTTTATTAGATTCAAATGCTTTGAGTTGGTTGCGTGTTAAAGGTTCTATCTCTCTTAGGTCAAAATTTACACCCGCAAGAGTCTTTCTGCGTTTAGCCATATTATACTTTTCGCCTTGTGTCTTTGAGTTGCTCGTCTGCATACTCATAAAGCATCCAGGGTATACCATGTAGATGCAAAATCCCCGCCCAATCCATTCCGGGCTCTGGGGGTCGTGGTACAGTAATAAAGGCATTATGCCCTACTACTTTAATTCTTGAAGCTGTACCCTTTTTATCCACTCTTTCTATTTTTAGATATTTTAAAGGGCAAAACAAACTTTTTTCATAGATAAACGGAGTTCCTTCATTATCTATGAAGTAGGGGGTTGACTGTTTTACCAACCCCTGGGGTGCGTGTACTGCCTGCTTCAAGGGAAAAAGATTTTTAAAAGGAGTCTGCATTCTTCTAGCTCCCAAAGTTTTTCCTATTTGATTTGTGTCGTCTACTAACTGTCCGTCACAAAATAATAGCCCATCTTCTCTTTCCCAGTTGCCGGATTTTAGTAGAAACGCAGGAAATTTTATTTTTAAAAAGTCTTTAAATTTGATTACCATACATCTTCTCGAACTTACCGCCTGAATAATCTTCGTGAACAATCTCAAAGTCGCAACCTACGGGAGCTCCTGGTATAGCTATACCTCTGTCCATCTGTATAAACTCTGCCAGTTTTTGCATATATTCTTCTACTTCACCTTCTGGTACTTCTGCTAGAATGGAATCGTGTACAAGCGCAAAGATACGAGCCTTTTTATTATTGGCTTTGATCCATGCGTTCATATCAATAGCACCTAAGAGGTTAATATCAGAAGCAGCAGACTGCACCAGAAAATTAAGACCAGACCTAATGCTATGACTCTGGATGCCTTTGTCTGTCGATGCGACATTTGGTAATCTCCTTTTTCTTCCGAAGAAGCTGTAAATAAAGCCGTTCTGCTTTATGAATGTTTGGTTGTCAGTAATCCACTGTTTCAGTTTGTGGAATGCGTTGAAGTATTCATCAATAACTTCTTGCGCCTCTTGCTTACTAAAGTATTTGCCAGAGTCTTTTGTAACTTGTTCACTAATCTTTGCAGCACCTGCTCCGTACATAATGCCGAAAGTAACAGCCTTAGCCGCCTGTCGTTGTGTGCCAAACTTCTCAGCAACCTCTTCAACAGGGCAAGGTAGTCTAAATACTTTCTTCGCAATAGAACTATGAAAGTTACCGCCAGACTTAAATACCTCCATCAAGGCAGTATCTTTTGCAAGCACAGCGGCAACATATACCTCTGCGGTTGTCAAATCCATAGCAACAATTTTATTGCCCGGAGCTGCTTTGATACAGCCCTTTACTATAGGGTTATCCCGAGGCAACTGTTGCATATTAAGTTTACCACTTGAACTAAGCCTGCCACTAGTAGTACCATGCAAGTTGAAACCTGTACGCAGTCTACTATCTCGATCCAACTGCGGTAAGATTTTGTCCAGATAAGTATTTTTAATCTTGGACTTTTGTCTAATATTGAGGATAAGTCCTGGGATGTGGGATTGAGCACCGAGTGCTTCAAGAACTTCCGCATCTGTAGAATGTGCGCCAGTGCCTGTCTTTTTGCCAGTAGGATTGAGACCAACGTAGTCGAACAACAAGCTACGAAGCTGCACAGTAGAATTAGGATTGAAATCTTTTCCATTTATTTCTTCAAATTTACGAATGGACGGGTCTTTGTATAGCTCCGCTACTGCTTCGTCAATCTCCTCTTGCATGAGAGACTGAGATTTAAGTAGTCGCACTTTATCAAAAGGAACGCCATTGTCCTGGATGTCCGTTAAGAAACGGCAACCTGGGATGAGTATCTCGTCATATACTTTAGCGAGACGTTTATTTTGCTTGATCTTTATGAACTTCTCATAAAGTAAGTATGTGACAGCGGCGTCCATACCTGCATATAGTTTCATAATGTCGAAGGGAATATCACCCCAACTAAATTCGTTTTTGAGAATACCATGTTCTTTACGATACTGGTCAATCCAATCGTACATAGGCTTCTCGTAGTCCCCGTACTTTGTAAACTTGATAGCCAACTGCTTCAAGCCATGAGTACCAGGATTCTCATCAATCAAGTAGTGTAGTAACATTGTGTCCTCAAAGCGAGGAAACTCAAAGTTGAAATGATACTCAAAGAAAGCCAAGTCAAACTTTGCGTTATGAAACACTACTATCTTTTTATTAAATAACTCTTGTAGTAGTCGCTCAGACTCTTCGTCTAAGCACTCTGTATCAATGTATGCGCCACGATCTCTTTCATATGATAGAGAAAGTCCAAGCATATGACCGTCTCTTGGGTATAGTCCTGTAGTCTCGGAGTCAAGTGCAATGTAAGGGCTAGGGGCGTCTATAGCTGCTTGAAAGAAAGCATTGGCTTCTTCTGTATCTTGTATACCCCATGCGTTGTACTCTGTAATAACCGTATCTTCGATTTCTCCGTTGATATACGCAATGATATTTGTTTTTGAATCTTCCCACGTTCTTCGTGCCTCTGGTTTGAAGGCAAGCATTGCTGGGTTAATTACAGGTAAGAACTTACCTTCTACTTTCTTACCAGAATATTCTGTAACTGAGTTGATGGGGGTGAAGTATTTAAGTGCATCACTACCCACTAGAATTACCCAGTCGTAATCGTCTGTATTGATCTCGATATCACAATCTCGTTTCAATACTTTTTTGAGAGTCGGGTCGGAGCAAAGCTGATACTGATCAAACTCAAATGCGTCATCGAACTCTCTTTTAAAATTTGTTTTACTTGGTTTAGTTTCTACTAATGCAACTTTAGGCATATAATTTACTCTTTAGTTTTTGAACTGTTTGTAATGGTAAAGCCCCTGGATCTCTGTCCTTGAGGCTTACGTTTCTACTAGCCAAACCTACTCGCTCAGCCATATCTTGTACTACTTGTGAGGCATTCTGTCCAGCCTCATCGCCGTCAAAAAAGACAATAACTTCTTCAACGCCCTGTATTGAGAGCATCTTGAGTTTATCTTCATTGATATTCTTTGTTCCGAAACAACAAACTGCATTGTCCAATCCTTTGTCATGCAAGTTTATCATGTCATAGATACCTTCCACTAGTATTACTGAGCCATGTATGGGCTCTACTACAGGGAACAAAGGCATCTTTGCACCCGCAGGCGAGATCATGTACTTAGGTGTACCGCCTGTCGTATGTCTGCCGTTGAAGGCTACAATACGACCAGATATATCTCGTACTGGGAATACAATCCGACCAATGTGGTCAGGATCATGGTGTTGAAACGCCTCAAACTTCTTGTAGGTTTCTGGTTTGATGTCTCGCCAGTTACCCAAGTAAGGCGTAATATTTCGAGGAAAAGACAAACCAACACTCTCAGACCTCTTTTGTCGAATAGTCTTTTTTAATAGTTCTCGTCTTAATTGTAGTTGGTTCGCCTTTTCGCCGAAATGCGTAAAAATGTTTCCTTTATGCCCACAGGAGAAACACTGAAATATACCAGTAATACGATCAATTCGCATACTGGGATTTCTGTCATCATGTTCTGGATTTAGACACCTTACTAGTGCGTCTGCTCCTTTGGGTATGAAATAAACATCTTTTGATTTTAATAGTTCTTCTACTGTCAACGTCCAATATCCTTCACATTTTCACTACTGATTACTTGGTATGCACCTTTGTTATAGGCAGGTGCTACTGTAAACGAAGCATTCTCGGCATAACTGCGGTCAGGAGCTTCGCAAGTACCTACACCATCGTCCGCAGATCTATAGTGAGCTGTCTCTCTACGATAGGTGTTGGCAACCTCTAAGGGTTCAAACTTAGGTGTATAGCGTTTAGACTTCGGTAAAGGCTTGCGCTTTCTACCAGAAGCTGTATGTCGTAAACTGCCGAATGTAAGTGCCATTTGCTTCTCCTTCTTGAAAATGTCCGTATATTATACGCCATATCACATGAGAAGTCAAGAACTATTTTTAAATATCATTGATTTCTTCCCCAGTTTTATGGGAAGATTCTTCACGCTCTTTAGGAGTCTCAGCAGTTTCTGGTCCAATCTTGAGACTGTCCCAATCTACAGATGAAGTGAATGATTTCATAGATGCAGACCGCATTTTGACACAGTTGAGTGTGATACACGCATCTTCATGATCCCAGGTTTCTAACGTATACGCGGCATCTGCCGCATCAAGAATACCTTTTGCAAAGCGCGCTTCACCACTCGCATCTGTCTGATACGGTGAAAAGACGGGTACTTCATATTCCTGTGCCATAGACTTCAATGCTTTACTTACTTCGATCTGCTCTGTCCAATCGTACTGACCACCTCTTGATGGTAGACTCGACCGCTTTACCTGATTAATATAGTCAACAATAATAACACCAACATCCATCTGCTTAACTTTTTTGTCAAGCTCGGAACGGATCTTGGAGAGAGTCAACCCCGCATCGTACACAACATCTAACTGCTGAGTCGGGAGTAGCTCGCAGTTATTCTTAAGTACAGTGTGGAGTCGACTAAAGTCACGATGTTCTCTATATTCCTTCAAGCGGTCTTGTCCATCAACATAGCGGTTAGCCCACCAACCGGCAACTTTCTCCCACTCAGTAACATTTAAGTTTTGAGTTCTTAATCGGGCGAAGGGAATACCAGTGGCTATAGAACAACAGCGTTGAAGGATAGACCGGCTGTCCATCTCAATAGTGAAATAAACAGCCGATTTACCACTTTCATAAACATTGTTTGCAATGTTTGCACAGATAACAGACTTACCAGCACCCCTACGACCACCCACCATGATTAAATCACGAGGAGAGAACTGAATCTCTGAGTCATAGTCGGAATTTAATCCAAGTGCTATGTACTTCTGTAAATCTTCTTCTGGCTCGAACAGTTCAATACGTTGCATACTTTCCTGCGGGTCTTCAAGATCGACCTTATCTTCAATGTCTAGGACAATCTGATGTAGGTGATTTACTGACTCTTGTGCATCTTCAAATGCAACAGAGTGCTCAACATAATCTTCAAGCGAGTTCAGAATTTCTTTTTGAGTGTATTCGTTCTTCAAGTACTGAAGAAGCATCTCAGGGTCGGCATCGACCTCGACAGCTTCAATCGCAAAAAGTTTTTCACGAGTACCTGAATCACGAATCTCAAATTTCAGATCTTCAACTGAGGGCATTTTATGAAACTGCTCGCAGTGTTTATCAATAATCTTATGTAGACTATGATACTCTGCGGGCAAATAATGCTTGTGCGTAACACTCCAGGTCTGAAAGTCCTGTAGCTCAAGCACTTGCTTTATCAATGCTGATGCAATGTTCAAATAAAATTCCCCCGAATTTAAAGATGTGGGTAGACCCCGTAGAGTCTACCCGAAAGATACTAAGTTAGATTAAGCGGATGCTTTTTCTTTCTTAGCTGCGCCGTCATAGTCAGAGGCAGTTAAGCCACGACGAGTCAGCATAGTCTTAACGCCACGAGCAGTTTTACCAATCGCTTCAGCGATAGCGTCAACAGTCATGTCGCCGACTGAAAGGTCAGCCAAAGGATCTTCTTTTGAAGCGCCTTTAGTTACTTCTTGCTTAGGAATAGCGTTGATGTCGCCAGAACGTAACAAGCTAAGAGCTTTACCACGAACTGAGTTTACAGAACGACCTAGAGCTTCAGCGATAGCTTCTACGAAAGCGCCATCGTTTACAAGAGACACAAACTGTGCTTCTTCGTCTGGAGTGTAAGTGCGTACTGCTTCAACTTTAGGAGCAGGCTTAACGTGCTCAGTTAGTTCCATAGACAAGATTTTACCTTGAATAGACTTAGGAGAGAATGCGCCATCTTCGAAAAGACCTGCGATTTCTGCATAAGTGTATTGACCGCTGTTATCAGAAACAAAAGAGGCTAGAGTAGCTTCTTGAGCGTCTGTGAACGCACGGCTTGCAGATGCTGAAGCAAGTTCAACATCATAACCCATTTTGCGTAGTTTGCTAGAAACTGAACGGGTTGAAGTATCTAAGTTCTCTGCTGCTTCTGCAACAGTAGCTTGGCTCACAGGTGATTCATCACCTACGAAATTTGTAAGAGCGTCTGTACGCTCGTCTGTCCACTTAGGAAGTGCCATGTTTTATTCTCCAATAAAATCTAATAAATTAGTTATGATTTCTACGCCAGATTCTCTGGCTTTCTTAGTTTTAGCGGACTCGACTCCGCTTTCGTTAACCAGTATTGTAACATCCTTTGTCAAACTAGTTTTTGTTACATATCCGAGTTCTTGTAGTTTAGCATTCGCTTCCGCTTTAGTTTTGAAACTACTCAGTTTACCACTAATACATACAGTGCCTTTGGATTCAACGACTGCTCTTGGGCTGTCGAACTGAAAGTCAAAAGGTAAAAGACTAACATAATAGAACTCGTCCTCGATCCATGAGGTAAGATTACTACTCGCTTTATCGCCAAGACCAGCCTTACGGCACAAATCATAGTCTATTTCTTCAATGTCTTTGCAGACTCTCGATAGCTTTTCCGCGGCACTTTTGCCGATAAGCGGTATGCTGAATGCAGGTAATAACACATTCAGGGGTGCAGAGCGAGATCTCTGTAGTTCATCAAGCAACTTTACAGCTAGACGGTCAGAGGAAAGTGCGACCGAGGCCTGTTCGTAAGTCAAGTCATAAAGCTCCTCAAGGGAGGTAATTTCTAGCTTGCGAATGGTTGCTGGGCCGAGTCCTTTTATCTTGAGGGTCTTGGCAAAATGCTCGATGAGCTTCAGAGATTTCTCTCCGCATTTGGGGTTTCTACAATACAGAAGGTGGTTGACTTCTTCAAGAACCGAGTTGCAACTAGGGCAAACTGTGGGCGCTTCGATGAATGTCATGGTCTCTCCTCTGAAATTGAAATAGTATTATACGGAAATTTAAGGTTTCTGTCAAGAATTATTTTTTTGCAGGTCACGAAGGATTAATCCGTCTGACAATGCGAGGTATAATCTCACCAGAACGTATAACTTCTACTCGACATCCGATCTCCAGATCTAGGTCGCGTATGTACTCAATGTTGTGCAATGTGGCTCTAGACACTGTCGCTCCGCCTATCTCAATGGGATCAAGAATCCCAACTGGACTGACTACGCCACTTTTGCCTAGCTGCCACACCACATCTAAAAGAGTTGTTTCTACACCCTGCTTCTGCTCTTTGAGAGCAAACGCACCTCGTGGGTGATTAGAGGTATGACCCAATTCCTCAAACTTGAAGTTATCTCGTAGACGATACACTGTACCATCTGTAGGATAACTAGTCCAATCAAAGTCAAGTGCTGTATTGAACCCCATGCGTTCCAACCCTTCAAGAGTTGCATCATAGTTTCGATTTACAACTTTCTCCTGACCGTAAGCTACGAACCTCAAGTCTGAGAAACGCTCGGCAAACTCAGCAGGATCTTTCAAGTTGAGAGACCCCGCAGCGTAGTTACGAGCATTGGGAATAGAGTCTGGAGCAACTACTTCACCAGTGATCTGAACCATAGCAGTCATACTGATCTGGTTAGGTACTAGCAAACGCATCTTATCAGTGATGTCTCTGCCTTGTATGCCGTCGCCTCTCGTAAGAGCCAACTGGAGTAAACCCTCAACATACAACAGCGAAACAGCCGCCCCGTCAAGTTTAGGAGTTTCGATACACTCATCTACCGCCAAAGGAGCATCGTCAAGATCAAAACACTTCTTGAGAGAATACATACGATAGACATGAGGTATCGCATCAGTTACTTGGTAACCGACCCGATTGTATTGATGCTTATCTGCCAAGATGTCGAACTCCTCATCTGAGATGATGGGCGACCCCTCATAGTATGCTTCACACGCTCTGTCTAAAAATTCTTTCACTTATGGTTCTCCTAAAATTGAAATACTATTATACGGGATTTCAGGAAACCTGTCAAGAAGTATTTTTAAATATCGTGCCAGTTTTCCTTTATATAAACTACTTGGCTTAGTTCGTGCGGTTTTGGCCTCCCTCCACAATCTACCATCTTAACATCGGAAGGTATTTCCACAGGTAATTGCATTCTTCCGTTGCCTATCGATTTAGCTAGATGATATTTTAAATTTGCTTTGATTCTAGGAAATTTTTTGTCTACATATAAGGCTTCAACACCTTCTTTCTTAAGTAGTCTGCCTGTCCATACTTGATCTCCTCCTCGATAATGGGCTAACCCTTTATATTTTTTAAGCCATTTATCATATATCCAAGAGTTTTTACCAGACTTTAACATAACCATAGAAGAGCTGTAGTCATTACCGAGCCAGCCTATAGCATCAGATACGCAGGTAAGGGATTGATCTTGTTCAATTATCCACTCTAGCTCTTCATCAAAACTATTACAGATAACAATATCCAAGTCCATGTAAAGATTCCAACCTTCAGGCATAAGATCACTGTAGATGAACATTTTATTCCACCACCCATTAATTTTTACTGGCGGAGTTACTACTGTGGCAATGTCTTTAATTTCATCAGGTCTATCTGTTATACAATAAGCCTCTACATCAAACTTTGTTACTTGTTTAAATCTAGTTATAAGTTTACGGGCGTACTCCATTGAGTAACTATCTACGCATACTGTGATTAGATTTAATTTCATTTATATAAGTCTCGGATTAAATCTCCGAAAACCTCCTCAATAAGTTGTTTTGATTCTGCAAGAGATAATATTTCTACTAAACCTGCAAAGAGTTCTCTAGAATTTGTAAGATCAAGAGGCATTGCAACACCTTCAGGGGTCGGTTTCCACTCCTCATTGAAATCTAAATAATACTTACGCAAGTGTATGTACTCAATATCTCGAAAAGTATTAATAGTAAGTCGTACCTGCTGCTCCTTTACTTGATCGTAATGTATTACACGAGAGTATGCTTCAGGTGCCTGATGCAACTCCATTATCTTCTACCTTCGTTCTTTAGGACAGACGATAGTGGAACTACACTCGACACATTAGCAGGGCGTAGCAGACGATAAGAATCAGTATCCCAACAGAAAAATAGCAGTGTATCTTCTGTTTCTTTTGCTCTATTCTTTTTCTTTTGTATGTAAGGCGTGGAAAAATCTAAGGTACATACATTGTACTTTAGCTTTCTCGATTTCTCACTGCGATAGGTAATGATTGCATCCCCGTATTCTGTGACGAGGTTAGCTAGTTCTTGCTTTTTCACTTTAGCTCCTTTGTAGTAATTCAGCAACAATTATTGTGAGGTTACATACTGTTAGGTGCTTTTGCTAGATGCAAGAAAGCCCCGCTAATCGAAACTAGCAGGGCAGGTATTTTATGCTTCGTTGATCGCTGTGATAACTTTGGTAAAATACTGTGATGCTTTACCAGTCAACTTGCCAATGATTTCCTCATCGACCTCTTGACCTGCATCACCAAGTGCTGCGATAAGAGCTTCTGCAGCTGCTGCTTTAGATACTCGTGTACCACCACCACCTTTAGAACCGCCACTAGATTTAGCAGCAGGTGTTTTCTTAACATAAACGCCAGCTTTGGTTAAGATCATACGAACACCGTTTGGTGATTCGTCTAGTTCTTCTGCAATATCCTTCACAATCTCCATGCTGGTCTCTGGAGTTGGTTCTGCTTCTTCGTATAAGGCTACTGCCTGTGCTTTTTTGTCATCATCCCAAGCCACTTTTCTTTTCCTCTTGTTTGGGTTTTTGTTTCCTGGGCAATCACCCAGAGCTTTAAGTTGTTGAAGGTAGAATCTTTCCGACATTTGGTTATTCCCCTAAATTTGAAATGATATTATACGGCAATTTAAGGACTTCTGTCAAGAAGTATTTTTTATAACCTGTCAATTCTTACCCCATACTGTTTCAAATGTTCTAGCTTACAGAGTTCATAAGCAGGAACGTATGCAGAGAAACCGCCTGCTGTTACGTTTGAAAAGAAAGTATCTTCGCTATCAACCTTCTGTTTAACATAGACTGCGTATACAGGACATCCATACTTACTTTCATAGTCAGTATTTGCTAGACCTGGCTTGCTTGCTATATACTCTGGAGTGAGTCGTGCGTGTACTTCTACCGCGCCATGATAAGACGCCGACCACGCAATCTCCCCTTCCGCATAGTCATCTGACATGAGAGCATCCGGATAATAGTGCGACCCAAGTTTTTCTTCTTTATTCGCAGGACGCTGGGGTACGCCGACCTTTTCGAGTAATGCTCGAACAAAGGAAGGTGATCTGAAAAGGGACTTAGAAATCTCTGAAATCGTCCCGCCCTGCAAGTAGCTTTCGCAAGCCTCCGCAATTTCAGCTTGAGACGCGGGTCGACCCCGTAGCTTTTTCTTTCTCTGCGCTGTGTACGCTTTCCTCTCATGATAATCCTCAATAATTTTATTTAGCCTAGTAGTATTATAGGCTATGTTAAGAATATCACACGCTTCCTTTTTGGTTATAGGTTTCTGAGAAGAACTGGGGTTTAGAAGGCTTATTACCTTCTCGATGTTTTGTGTCGATAAGTTCTCGTAGTCCTTCTTCTTTACTACTTTTCTCGCCATATTCTAACTCCAATAATAATTCGCAATAGTGTATGATTTTCTTTATATCCTCTGCCCCATTCTTCTTTCGATGTCTGGTTGCATACTTAATTATGTTGCCTTCTATATATCCTAAACCGTTTTTGTGTATATATTCTAAAGGCTGTATAGGCACGTCGTAATGCGAGCCACCTTCTTGCCGATCTAACGGACTTTGTTCTTTGTGATCTTCTGCTACCCACACTGGTAATTCTCCGCTTTGTGCAATGTTTTTCATAAAATATAGTCTTTCACTAAACCACTTAATAAGGTAAAACCCATCACTGCATTAAGAAGTATTAGTGCTTTATCTTTCCATGCGAAAGATACTATTAACCATAGGCTAGTGCCTGTGAAACTAAAGATGAGATCATACATATGATACTCATCGCCCGATGCTCTAAGTATTACCGCTATAATAATTACTATAGATGCTACCCATTTGATTACATCTATCACTTAGCAGTAATCCGTTTTTCATAGTCTGCATAGTCCTCGTTCCACCAATGTGGTTTCTCACGATGAGACCATACAGCAAATGTAGCCTTATCAAGATGATAGTAATCACGATACGACTGGATTGGGTTGTCATAGTCTTTCAACTCGTCAGGCATAGCAAGCCCAAAAGTAGTAAAACCCTTACGAGGCATATTCACTGGCTCAGGTAGTTTGTTTACTACTTGTGCAATCGACTTGTGGTCTTTACCATAGCGATAACGATATTCTTCGTTCAAAGCATTACCATAGCAGTGAGTCCACTCAAAATTATCTAGCGATGAACGCACCCAGATTGTGCAAGGGTGATTGTACATCATAGGCAGATACGGAGTGAGTGGTCGCTCTTCTGGTGGAAGATGCTTGATCTCTTTCTTCAAGGCATTCAAATGATCACGCTCATCTTTCTCAAGTGCGCGAGGTATAAAGCCTAGATGTTTGTCAACCCAGATTGCTGTGCAGAGTAGCTGTGCTACTTCGAGAGGCATCTTGACAATATGTTTGTCAACATGATACTCGGCACACTTGTCAAGGTCTTGGTCAAGATAAAATAAATTCAATGGTATTCTCCGTAAATTTAGACAACTATTATACTAAACTTCGGGGAACTTGTCAAGAACTATTTGAACTGTATCTTGGGAGCATTGGGCCCGTCTCGTACGTCCCAGTGTAGCTTATTTCCGTACTCCTCATAATATACCATTGGCTGACCTTTTTCGTCAGTGTCTTGACAGTAAATTGTTTTAAAAGCGACCTCAGCCATTTGGAAGTATACTTGAGCACACTTCATACCTTCTGCTTTATCGTGCCAGTCAAAGAAAGGGTTCCATACTGGTTTTGTAAACCTACAAACTCTTACAACTGTTTTTTGTCTTTCTTTTTTGGTCAGTTCCATAGCGGCACGAAGTCTTTGACTACCACAAATTGGATACCATTTGTCAGTAAAGAGAAAAGGATTTATAAACCCTCCTTCTTTTATACTTTTTAGTAAAGGCTCATTTAAAGTTATATTTTTAATATGCTTATTTAAAGGCTGTTGCAACAACCAGTCTATACTTCTATAGTACCATCTATGTTCCGGCCAAGAATCTATACACTGCTCTGCTTTAGCCGCAGGGAGTCTAGCGAATAACGCCATTATTAATTTCCTTCTGTTTGTACACCAATCGCACCCGCAGGTTCGTCATTGATGGTTACGTTTCTATAATATACAACCACTTCTCCTAGCTGGTTGATGTATCTTTTCAGTTCTTGCGTATTATAAGACATCAACTCATAATCAGCAATACTCATGGCGATAAAGACTACATCTCCGCCATGTTGTTTCTTTATATCTTCTATAAATTTGTCAAGATAGGTACGATCTTCGCCTGCTATCTTTGCATCTGATACGACATACCATCGAGGCTCTTTCAACTCGACAGGTCGTGGTAAGGTGGGCTGGATTATATCCAGTTTGATTGGTTTAGTGACGATCTCTACTTCCCTCGCTTCTTGAGGAAAGAGAGAACAGCCACTAATTGTTAAGATTGCTAATGCGCTGAGTATCGGCTTCAATCGCATCGAAAACCTCCTGTGTTCTAGCGTTCGCTTTCTTTGTAATAAGTCCAGGCTTTGCACTGGCTAGCTGCGCTAAGTTATGTCTACGAAAGATATCGAGGTACTCTGCCATCTGGCTTTCGTACTGTTGGTTTTGAGTTGACAGCGTAGTAAGACTTTCCTGTGCAACTTTTAAATTATTCTGTATAGAACTGATAGTATCTTTTTGAGTTTCGATTGTCAACTGCTGTGCAGTATTCATATCTCTCAGTTCTTGGTTTTGCACTTTAAGTGGTGCAACTGTTAAAAAGTAATAGGCGTAACCAGTTACTGCCATAGCACCGATTACGCCCATTAAGATTTTAGACATTCTCTAAACGCTCCATGAGTCTCTCTGCTCTATTACCTACTTGTCGATACCAACGTGAATCACGTCCTTCGACCGCTGCAGTAGCCCAGTCCTCGTTGTCGATTGCCTTTCTCATGTTTTTGAATTTTGATAAGCGGGTACGACCAAGATTAAACATCATGTTCACTAAAATCTCTTGGACTT